CTATAACTATAAATTAGAGATATCACCTATAACTATAAATTAGAGATATCACCTATAACTATAAATTAGAGATATCACCTATAACTCTAAATTATAGATATCACCTATAAATTATAGAATCCTTAATTCTCGACAATAACAACCTAAAATAATCTATTTCTTTATCGGTAAGATTAAGACCACTCCAAAATAGACAATACCTACAAGGAATTTTACCAGTAATTTCTAAACAAGTATTTCCAGGTCCACAAGAAACCCATTGATTACAATCATCATAGTTACAACCATTACTTGCATACTTATAATATTCTTTAAATTTATCATGTACAATCATTATTACCTCTGATAAGGTCTAACATGCCACAAAGGACAATCAACAGCAGTACATTCCCTTATATCTTGGATTATCTCCCCAACGCAATCCCAACAGAAGTAATTTATACTTGCTCTTAATGATTTCTTATTCTCTTCCCATTTTTCTCTTGGATTCTTCGCAGGAGTTTTAATAATTTCTCCTGATTTAAGTTTTCTTTGATATTCTTCCCTTGCTTTATTAAGATTTTCATTAGACATATCATTTCTCCTTATAGATAGTTAGTGGTATCTTCTTGTAGGTATGGTATAGCTTCTTTTAACGTCAATATATTTTCAATAAAAAGGTTTGTTACTTCACGACTTTGTTTATCATAATAATATACCATTTTTTGTGGATGTCCAAAAATTTTATCACCAACTCTTTCTTTCAATAGGACATATTTAATACTGTTACCTAAGGTAATTTTTGGGTTAGCTTCTGCGAATGGTTTATTTGGGGCAATTTTTTTACAGACATCTGAGACGCATGTAAAAATTTTTCTTAGGCCATCTGATCTCCAACAAGAATAATGATCTGAATGTAGTTCCCATTTAGCGTGTTCTTTAACATAAACCTGGGTATAGTTACTTGGTCTAACAAATATAAATTCTAATCCTTTCCGAGCAATTTTTTGGTCTATAGTATCACTATAATCAATAGCATCAATGTTTAATGTTAAATATAGGCCAAGTCTTTCATTGGTGCCTCTTGGAAGCATTGCTTCTACGATAGTACAAATTGCATTTTCTGCGTGCATGTATTTTGAAGACATGATTCATACTCCTTTTAATTTTATTAAAATCCTTTTTTATGTTTGTTTTAACTATTTATAAATATATAATATCAAAGTCAAGATATGTATTTAAATTTGGCCATATATTTTGATTTTATGTCTTCTTTAATATATTTTCCCATTGCTTTATTAAGATTCTCATTACACATATCATCTATCCTTATATAAAAGGTATCTAATTTTGATATTTGGTATTAGGCGTATGTAATCATATTAACCTATAGTTGTACGTTGATATTTGATACTGTTTATATCTTTTTTAATAATACTTCAAGTTCATCAATAACAATATCAAGAATCCATAATATATAGCTTGTAGTAAAAAGCAATGTAGACAAAGAAGGGTTGTCTAAGAAATATTTAGCTATTACACCACAAACAGTGAAAAATAAACTCTTCCAAAGTAATCTACTATTCATATTATTTCCTCTTTGCTTTAAAAATAATTTTATCTTTATTGTCACCTATTAATTCATAAACATACATCACCAATATAAAAGGCCATATAAGTGTGCATAGAATGCAGAGTACAATATCTTCAAGTGTAATATCATCATGATCAATAAAAAATTTATGTAATGAAATAATAACACCTACTATAATTCCACTGCAAAACCAAGCAATAATATAATTCATATTATTTCATCTTCGCTTTAAAAATAACTATATTTTTATTATTGTCTATTAATTGACAAATATGCACTATCAATATAAAAGGCCATATAAGTGTACATATAATACATAAGATTATATCTTTTACTGTAATATCATCATGGTTAATAAAGAATTGATGTAATATTATAATCAAAACTGCTATAATCCCAAAACAAACATAAGCAACAATATAATTCATATTTTTATTTCTCTCTTAAATTTAGTGCTATAATTAAATACCAAAATATTAGAACAAACTATATTTTATCTCCAATGCCTATTACATACCAATCAATTACTTTCTTAGAATCTGCATCAATAACAGATGTACGAACTGCGTCTTCATCTGTTTCTATTAGATATTGTGCTTCATCTGAACCATTCGCTTCAACTATAGTACTATATCTTTCCTTTACAGTTTCTATCCATGTAACTTTGTATTTAGCCATGTTAACTCCTTAATTTTGTTTATAAATCTTCATCCGGTTTAATAACCGTAAATGGATACTTGTTTATCAAATAATCACACAATTTGAATAAATTTTCAGCATGATATTTATTTCACCATTATTAATTTTCCTACACTTTACTTTTATTACTTCCTGTGATTCATGTAAATTACAAAATACTTCGTCCATACAGTAATTTTCATAGTGAAACCTTGAATGTTGGCAATTCTTGATACAGTATTTAGAGAAGTGTTGATTCTTCTTATCTTCAAGATTACATATTACTAATTCTTCTACATTCATTATTCTTTCCTTAATCCATATCTCTCACAAATTTCATTAAACCTTATCACATACTCAGATACAAAACAAGCATTATCTGGGAACCAAGTGCCAATACCTTTTTGTCCTTTACTTCTATTAGCAGATGCAGATACAGCTAAGAGATTATATGGATCGTTAGCGAACTCTTCCATCTGTTTTTTTGTCCAGGTTTCAGCACCATGTTCATAAGCATATTTTAAAGGAACAATATGATCAATATCAAGCTTATCAGCAAACACAAATATTTGATTAGTATAAGGACAAATCCATAAGCCAGACCACACAACTTTATCTTTAAATTGAACAGGTACTATACTATCTCTCATTAGTATCTCAGTTCTTGTATCTTGGCCATCATTGTCAGAATCAATCCAATGTTTCCAATTAGAGCGACTATAAAAACCACCAGCAAAAGATATAGATGTAATTAACAAACATACAATAATTATTATAATCTTCTTCACACTACTTTCTCCTTTTAATTACAGCATTAATAACAATAGCATTAACTATAATAACAAAAATCATTAGTAGTACACTAACACATGCAAATTAATACCCAACCAAGTGTAGCCTTAAAAAATAAACATACACAAACATAAGAATAGGTGATATAATTCCAATAACGAAACTTGACATTATTTAATCCTTTATTAAATTTTCCTTCTCAAGTAAATCTTTAACCCTGTTTATTTCTTCAATTGTATGTACAGTACCACCGGAGTTGAAATTAATGTACCACTCCAATACTTCTCTACGGGTTTTAAGAGCTGCTATATTCCATGAAAAGTTTGCTGTAAGCATATCTGGTTCGTTTGTGTATTCTTGAATAAATGAACCAAACACTCTGATTTTACCAGACATGAAGCGCCTTACTGCATTAAGCCTCTGTTTTCCGTCTACAATAACATATGGGCCTTCATAGTTGCTCATCCATCCAGCGCAGTTAAAGTATAGTTCTTTCCCAGAAGTTCCGTTTCTTAAAATATACTCGCAGTATTCAATCTGTTGCTTAGTAGTCCATACATGTGCACGCTGAAAGTCAGGATCTAAGTTGAGATTACAGGCTACCACGTCTTGTTCTATACGGCTCTCTAAATATGTCCAAGGTACATTAATATGATAAGAGCAATGTGGAAATTGTGGTATTTTTCTAAAATCAGTTATTTTCATGACAATCCTTTTTGTTTGTTAATTTATAGTACAAATCTTCTATATAACCTGAGATTTCCATGTAAGATGGATCTAAAAAGGTCGAACCCATATAATCTCTTACATTATTTTCAGAATTAAACATATTGCACCAATTATATGCTATTATTAATTGTTCTTTTGTCTTACATGATTCAAATACGGTTTTAATTTTATCTATTTGTTCATTAAATGTCATAGCCATCCTCATAAATATAATTATTTATTCCCTAAAATTTTAACCAGCTCATCTAAAAAATACTCATCTTCACTATCAGTTGTATTAATGTACTTATTCTTACACTCTTTGCATATAAAGTCAATATCTTTATGTAATTTAGCATCTCTTATAACACCAAGATATTTCATACATACACAACACCTTATTTCTTTCATTATAATACCTCCTATAAAATATAAAATCCCCACAGTTATTAACCATAGGGATAGTATGATATTAATATTTAATTGTCAATACTAAGTTTAATTGATTCTACATTACATCTTAAATTAGCTTTGCTAATACCATCTTCACTATCATAAATTTTCACCATATTCTACATAGGCAATAAACTCAAGGTATTGTTTGGCCTTTCTTAAATCTTCAATACCATTCTTTTTCTTGTGCCTATCAACATACTTTATAACATTTGCTTGGTAAGGGCAGTGGCCTCTTCTTTTTGACCATTCTGCTACATCCATAACACCTTCAATTTTATAATGGCTACCACCTTCCTGATAGTTAAATGGGTTTTTAAGATCTTTGTTTGTGTTTGCAGTGGTAGTTTCTTTAGACTTATTTATAGGTGGTGTATAAAAATCATCATAATGGTCACTCATTTAATGTCACCTCACCTACGGCCAGAACTACCAAAACCGCCTCTATTATCATTATTTAAAAACTCTACTTCTTCAAATTCAATATTCGGTTGAATTTTCTGAATCCTAAACTGACATATTTTATCACCTTTCTCAATCTTTCCTATACCAACAGAATATGCTGGAAAGTGCCAAATATCATCATCACCCCTAAAACTATTATCCACAACTCCAATTGAATTACATTGTAGAATTCTCCATGTTTTAAATGTTGAGCTTCTTGGTGCAATGATAGCCTCGTACCCTTCTGGAAGTTCCATTGCAAATCCAAGATTAATCATATACCTTTCATCTTTATTAAGATAATACTCTTTATAAGAGTAAAGATCAATCCAATTACCTTTCTCAATTTTCTTTAGTTTTGTAGCTCCTGGTAGATACTTAATTTTAATTTTCATCAAATCTCCTCAATGTATTGCTTAACTAAATCATAATGAAAACCAGCAGCTAAAAGTACAGGTTTAACAAGTTCCTGCATTGTCCTGTCTATATCAAGCCAATCATTATTAATTGAAACAGTTGATGTATATGTTTCACCATCAGAATACTCTTGTATAAAAGCAAATGTTGTCTTCATTATAAAACATCCTTAAAAAGTTCTTCATACATATTAAATATCTCTAAAGCTTTTGTTTTCTCTTCTTCTTTATTGCCAGCATAAGCAAACACACACATCTTATTAAACTTACCTGTTGAAACACCATACGTTTCTTTAACACTTGTTGCAATCATCTTTAAATCTTCTTTAGCAGTCTCAATATCTTCAATAAGTTGTACACCTTTATCTTCAATAATCTGCTTCAATTCTTTCTTCTCTTGTTCTGTTAGCTTCATTATTCCTTTTCCTCCCAGTATATTTCAATGTGTTCCTGAGCCCATGAATCAGCTACTGTATATTTATCAAAATCTGATAATTTAGACCATTCTTCATCAGGATACCCAAGATCTTCAATATCAAACCATTTTGATTTTCTTGCTGAATGTATATTAGCCCCATTATCACAAATAAATCTAACTTTCATTATTTTAAATAAAAACCCTCCTCATCATTCCATTCAAGTCTTTCTTCTGTATAAGTGTATGTCTTATCTTCTTTAACAATTACACAGCACTCTTTAAAAAGTTTAAGTTGGTATTCTATCTCTTTACAAAGAGATTCATAGAATTTATTAGAAAGCTCATCCTTATGTGTCTCAAGAGCTGATAGTAGAATACAACAATCACCTATTTCTGAACCTTCTATCTCTGCATATCTATTAAGTTCTGTTACTGTTTTCTTTATGTCCATAATTATTATACCTCAAATATTCTAATTGGTTCTCTTACACTATTAGAGAATTCACAGGCACATTTAATAGCTCTTGTGATATTCATCTCCGGGTCTTTACCAAATAGACCTAAATCTTCTTGTGTTTTTAAACTACCAAGTGCAAAATTCCCTCCACTGCCAATAGCAACATACGGTTTATCAATTTTAAAACATTGGTAATGGGATACAAGAGAGTAGAGTTCACCTTTATATCCAATTAGAAACCAATCTTCCATACTCTCTTGGCCATCGCAAATAATACAGTACTGATTATATGCGAACACTTCTTTAATTGATGGTATTACAAATTTATAAATATATTCAGCATCTGTGTAAGAGTTAATAATTTGTTTACTTTCTTCATCTTCAGGGAAGCACCAGTTATGTTCAAGTAATTGAATACCTCTAATACTTCCTGTTATACCAATTAATAGTTCTCCTTTTTTAATAATTTTTGGGCTATTTAGGGTCCAAATTTCAGCATCTGTAGATATTGCTGAATCACAACCCATATATATCTTGCCTTGGTCTTTAATACCAACTATTACTGTCAATTAATTCTCCTACTATAATAAAACCTGCATTAAAATTATAAGTATTCTAACACAGGTTTTATTTATATGTCAATGGTTTTTTGATAATGTGCACTCAATCATTTAAAGTATATATACATTGATTTTTATTTACCAAAATAATAAATTCTTGTTGCAAGAATATCAGAGTATTCTAACATAACTTTATATTGTTTTTCCAAAAGTCTTAAATCTCTATAATTTAAAGATCTATTATTATGTAGGAACTTCATTTGTTCCTCACATTTCTCATCTAATTCTTTCTTTTCTACAATAACTCTATTTTGAAATTCATTTTCATATTTTTCTTTTTCTGTCATTATAACACCTTTACTGTATGTATAGATTGATTTTTACTTGAGAGTTTAATACCAAACAAAGGCTCTTCATAACTTTCAGAATCACATTGATATTCTCCTGTTTTAATATAATCAAGGTGTTGTAAAATATTTTTAGGTACTTTATCTAACCCATATCTTGTCCATAACATAATACTTTTATGAAAAGAACTAATGAATATCAATAAATTCTCTAATTGTACGATATCTTGATCAATTGGGCAACCACCCATAATAAAGTAATTTTTTACCATATCTGAATCATATTGATAAAATTTTGCCTTCCAAGTTTCCCAGTCATCACCTGCATTGAATCCCCATAGGCTACTATTATGGCACCCTTGACAATGTGGTGATTTACAGCCTGATAAATAAATTTCCAGGGCTTGATGTTTCTCATTATACTGTAATCTATATATATTCATTTCATATCCTACCCTTTAAAAAGATAGTTCTGCTTTGATAAATGATTTATATTGCATGGTAATTCCTCTTGTTAGCTTCAATTTGTCGTGCTTCAGAAAAATCTTTTATTCTTTTTAGATAACCAATTATTCTTGTTGCGTAATCAACATCAGTGGAACCACATTTAATACAAGTTTTTGTATACTTTTTACCAATATAACCACAATCATTACAGCAAGTACTTGGGATATTAGTTGTCCAATAGGAGCACCCACATTTAGCAGCATAATTAAGCATATCTTTATAACCTTGCTTAGTAGGAAAATCATCAAGATTTAAGTGTAGCGCGCTGCCACCATCAAGATATTGTAGAACTTCTCTCCCATGTAGTTTAAATTTTTCCATTGGTAAACATGTTTGGTCTTCTAGTAAATAAAAATAAGAATTATAACAATCCCTTGGTGAGAAATATCCATCTTCTTTATCCCAATTAGCAAACTTTACACCAACACCCTCTCCTGGGATTTTTTCACTGTTTATCATAAACCCATATTTCTTCTCTGCTTCTCTATTTAAGTTGAATATAGTTTTTAATTTATCTGCACAGAAAGATATAAACTCTTCATTATATGAAATTTCAATCCCCCTATACTCAGCAGCTTCAATTAACCCAAGGATGCCTATTGTAGAATATTGTTTACTCATAGTAATGAAACCAGCATTATAAACAGGCAGTAATCCACTATTTAGGTTTTCTTCCATTAAAATTCTATAAGCTGCTAAATATTTATGTATCTTTCTAATTTCATTTTCTAAATTTCTGTGTGAATCCTGCTCAAGTCTATTGAAATTTAATGTAATTACTGATATTGATCCTGTTGCAATACCACCTGCCCCCAAGGAATAAGAAAATGTAGGCTTTTCTCTGATCTTATTCGAGACTCTACAGCAGGAACTCAATGTATCAGGGCTATCACTTTGATAATTAAAAAAACTATTTCCGTTAGCTAATTGCTCCGCAATAAAATCTTGAAAATCTTCATCTTCTGGTTTTCCATCAGAAGAATACAGGGAAGCTTGTGTTATAACAGGGAATGTAAGTAATTTTTTTTCTCGTTCTTTATTAAAATAATCCATAAAAAATTCTTGCATTCTTTTTACACTTTTGTACTCAGGTTTTACACCATCAGGAAATGCAAAATCACCAAACAAAGCATTGAAATATGGTTCATCAAAAACACTAATATTCCAAAACACTGATTGATAATTTCTGGCAGCAGCAGGTTCATTAAGTGTATAAACAACAGTGTCAAAGCCATCTATCAGTTCTTTTGTATGTGTTTCCAAGTAGTTGTCACCAAAATCTTTTCTGGCGAAGTAGTCAGCATACATTAGGAATTCACCTGTTGCAACAGCACCTGCAAATTGTGCAGCAACTTCAAATATAAGGTTTACAAAGGATCCACAAAAACTTTTGTAATGTTTTGGTGCGTCTGAGTGTCCACCTAATTGTTTTGTCCCATTCAATAGAAACGGATACATTGTTATACTAACACAATATGGTTGTAGTGCTGAATTATCATGTTTATAAATTTCATGATTCTTCAACTGCTCAATATATTCTTCTGCTAATTCATACCCAAACATTTCTCCAATTTTATAATACATCATTTTATTATTAATCTGAACAAAAAAATCTTTAAACAACTCAGTCTGTAACGTAGTGATATTTTTAGCTAATATGTTTGCATTAGGGTCGATCAAAGAACTTGAAGCAGCATTCTTTCCAGACCTATAATTCAAAATAAATTTAATTTTCTCATCCAACAACTCATCCCTTAACCCAACAATCGAACGAAGTTTATCTTCCAAAACTACACCTCTCTCCAATAAATATAATCTTTAAGGATATCAATTAATGTATAATCAGTAATTTTAATCCATACATAATGATTGATGCCATCGAATTCCCTACTATAAAAATCATCACCTTTCTTTCTATAGTATTCACCATTAAATTTAAATTTAGTGCTACCATCAGTATCTACTCTATATTCTTTATAGTCTTTTCTGTATTGCTGGTAATTTTTGTAGTTATTCATACATTAACAAACCTCAATTATTTATTTTATATTCTTATACTTTGGTCTTTGCCTCATCATAGGCCATGATAAATCTTCTTTTGTAAAGATACCTTGTGCAAATAAGCCTTCATAACAAGTAGCACAAATTCGCATAAAATTATCTCTCCTTAGTTCTTCTAAAGAATATGAATGAATAGTATAACAATTACACCCATATTTATTCATAATTTCTTTACAATATTCAGTAACACCTTGCATTGAAGGATACTTTGTATTATAAATAAATAGTATATCAGCTTGTTTTATTTCTAACATTTAAACAATTCCTTATAATAAGAATATTCTTCCATAATTTTATCTATTTGTTTACATCCACCTTTAAGCTCAGGACATAAACCATTCCTATACACACAATTTGGGACCATACACAAAGCTAAATCATGATTTTTCTTATTAATTTCATTCTTTATCATCCAAACGATATATTTTGTTTCTTTATGCGCTTTATTACATAATCTTTTATTTGCAATTGTAATTAAAGCTTCTGCGTTGATAAACATAGTATGATTAATAGGTGAAAATCTATCTGCATCTGGATCGCCATGCCTATCATCTCTATTAGATAAGACATAATGTTCAACACCAATCTTATGTCTTACAAGATGTACAGAAACAAAAGATGGGATATTCTTTAATTCAACACAATACTCTTCTTGCCTAATTGGTGAATGACACATAAGGTAGGAATTTAAATCAGATACTTTCGTATCAAACCTAACAGTTGAATCAAAAGCAACTTTTTTCCAATGTGGTGATTTTGTTTGTGTAACTATAACTTCATAATTGTTTCTATTAGTTTTCACCTTCTACTCTTCTCCTTTGCAGCTTGTAGTGGACAAAGATATTTAAAAACATAATCATGTGAACATTCTATATATACTTCATCTGACTTTAATTTGCAACAATAAATTTTAACAGGATCATAAAAACTGCATTCTTTACATCTTCTAATATAGATTATTCTTTTCATTTAAAGTCCTTTAAAAATTAATTACATGGTGTAATTTCAGCCCAAAACTTAACATCGGCATCTAAATAAACATGATAACAATATACACCTCTAATGAGATCAACAGATAAATCCCATAATTCAGTTAATTTATTATACCAAGCTATAGTATAATATCCTTCACCATCAGATATTATAACATCTCTATCTGTTTCAGGCAGTTTATCTTTTACATCAATCCAATTCATTTATGATTCCTCAACTTTAGTAAATTTTTCATAAAATTCATTACATTCTCGTACATAACATGGAGAATTCTGTATATCATATCTCATATACATTATCATTTTCTGGCCATCTACATTATTTGTAGTATTAATACCACAATATATTCTTCTTTTGTTTTATTATTAATATAGATATCAGACATAGCTACAAGCACTCGCCTCCGCAATTTGGGCATAACAACCATTCATATCCAAATTCTTTAATGATTATAGGGTCATTAACAATTGAAAAACATACTTGGCATTCACAGTAATCATTTGACTCATTATAAGACTCCATATCTTCAAAATCATAAACATCTTCTGTACTCAAAAGTTTCTCCTTTAATCTACTTTAATTTCACCATGTTTAAGAATAGAATTTAGCATCCAATCATAACCACAGAATTTATTTGTAACTCGCTCACGTGGTTTAGATTCTCGAATTTCTACCATTGCTCTCCAACCATCACCAAAGCTATAAGAGTAATCACCAATAAATTTCATATCTTTTTCTTTAACCAGATTTTTAAAGACCTTTGTAAACTTATTATTTTCTCCTGACCATTTAACATTCCAAGAATTATTGCTTGGCATTGATAGTTCTGCTATTAGTCTCATTTGTAACTCCTATTAATTACACCTATTATAAATCCATTAATTTAACAAAAGCAGTTTCACCATAATCAAGTACAAGCCCACAACCAAGAATTTGTCTTGGATACTCTTGTGCATAAGCCATTGCATAAGAGTATTGGTCAACTGCACACCCAACTTGCATACCAAAAACTTTTTTCCCAGCACCAACATTCCAATGTACATAAGCCTCTGTGTGATGATGGCCTTGACAAACACTCATCATTTCACATCCAGATTTAGGGGAAGCTTTCATACCCTCACCATGTCTAAATAAGCATTTATTATAAGTAAATGATGGTTGAAAATTCCATTGTACACCAAGTACAGCATTAAAGTCATGAATCCATCTTTTAGAAATGCCAGAAGAGAAAGCTTTCCTTAAAATTATTTTATCGTGATTCCCAAGCACAACATCAGCTTTAGGAAATATTTTATTCCATTTTGATAATTCTTCAATTGCAAAATCAAGTTCATCACCAGCACAATAACCGTCTGGGTCAGAATTATGAAAAGATGAATAATTATTATCTATAAGATCACCTATAAAAATAACATGATCACAACAGAATCTGTGATATTGTTTTTCACAAAATTTCAGATAATTTTTATGTGAAAACGGCAAATGTAAATCACCAATAACTAAAATATTTTTATATTCTGTTGTTCTGTTGTCATATTTTTGTATATATTCTGTATGATAATCTTGTTCGTCCTCTACAGGTTTGAATTTTGATCCACAGAATGAACAGCGATAATCAACCTTACCCTTACGATCATTTCTTCTCCAACTCTTCATGTAGAGCGAAGCATCCTTACCACAATCACGACAAATAAGCAATATAATATCCTTTAATTAAAATTAACTACAACAACCGGGTTCTTGAAGAAACTGGTTGAATATAAATTGATTAAATAGTATGAAACCCATACTCACCATAAGGTAGATAATCATTAAACTCTTCAAACACGTCTTCATGAATACCTGTGTATAAATCTTCATGTGTCTTATCTCTATATTCAGCTGTCGGATAATTATAAGCACCTTTATAATTTCTTATTTCTTCGATCAAAGGGTGGATAAACTTCAATTTTTCTTCTAAGATCTCTTCATCTCTTGTAAGAAGATCACCATCATTGCAATCAACAGTAATTGTAATTATATATTCACTCATATTATTCCATCTCCTAAAAATTATTATACATAATAATCATTCTATACTAATTTGTCAAGTAAATAAAACTTTTATAATCTTTTCCTTGAGTTTTTTGAATTCAAAATTTAAATTTAATTTAGCGTACAGAAGAGAATCTTTGAAATGTTCAAATATTTCAAAGTCATTAATAGAAGAATCAAATTGACAGCTTTCTCTTATAAAGTCTATAATATCTTGATTGTATTTAATCATATTACTCAAAAAAATTCTGCTCCATAAACTTACCTTCTTTTGTAAAGATTACTTTAGAATAGAAACCATCCCAACCACCAAACCAGATTTGGTGTACTTTGCATCTTTAAATTTATATCTGTTTGGTTCTTGAACTAAATAAATAATATTATATTCTTCTGTTTTATATACAGAACATTCTATCCCAAAAGATTTATATATTTCTATAAATCTCTCTAAATCTGTTTTTCTTTGTTCTTCATAATATTTAAAACTTTTCCCTGGTTTACATGGTTGTAAATCTTCATGTTTCTTTTGAAATGAATTACACGTCATATTTCACTCCTATATTAATAATACAACCAAACATCTTCTTTTCTAAATCTTGATAAGCAATCATACTTTTGTTCTCTTATCTCTTGTTTTACTTTATTTCTTCTTCTTCGTCTTTGTTCTCTTTTAAAAGATGACATACCAGGTAAATTAACCCTCTCTGCTGTTGGGATATAAAAAGAACGCGCATTAATTTTAAATAATTCCTTATATAGATATTTCTTTTGATCCTTCCAAGTACCAGAGATAATACACCTCCTTTATTTATCTTTATAATACTCATGCATTGCGTCATAAAGTTTTCTTGTCTCTTCTTTTGATAATTCTAAGTTTCCACAAGAGTCTATATAATAACAGTATGCGTAGCATTCTAATACACCTTTGTTAAAATATAAGGAATCTTCACCATTTTCATACTCATATTCTTTACTTTTCATACTTCTCCTTTAATCTCTGTAATTCTTTTAGCTCTTTTTCTCTAAATTTTTCTTCTTCTTCTTTCTTTTTCTCCTCTTGATATTCTTTATTTTTCATATAAAATTTTTTAACAAAATCTTTATACTCTTTTGTGTATGATATACAAAAAGAAAAATCATCATCTATTTTCAAGAAGTCATGTATTGTAAGATAGTATTTATCTACAGGGTAATACCCAAGTGTTATTTTTATATATTCTGAGTCAATACACTCATCTAACGTGTTAATACCTCTTGTTTCTTTTATATTTTTAAATAACGATTTACTTACACCACATAAGTGATCAACAAATAAGAGTTGTTTCAACCCTTCTTGAGGGTCCCTTTTTTCATGGGTAAAATCTCCTTCAGGAATATAATCTTCATCTATGCTATAGATTATTAAATACATTATTTTTTTCCTTATTTGTAACTTTTAATGTCTTCTTCGGTCATATTTTTCCAATTTAACTATCTTCTTTTTAAGTTTATCTACACAATTATCACATGTAACACCAACAGTATTATTATATAATTTTAATGCATTCCTAAACTTAAATTCACCATCATAAGCAAGCCTCTTCCCACAAATCTCACATGATAAATAATCTACTCCAGCCATTTTTATTCTCCTTATCAGATGTTATTTAATTAATGTGCATCACATCCAATATAGTACAGATACTATATAATAAAGTCAAGTATTTTATAACACTTTACAACTTCCTCAGTCCACCCAGAATCTAAGACAAATCCCCACCTATCTTCAGAGTATTTGATTAGACGCTGTATTTTAAATACAGTATCACCTTCTCCCCAAACATAACATGTATCACCAACAGATAAACCATCAATGTCGCTTACCTTATACTCAAGTTTTCCATACTTTTTTTCTAACTTTGGAAAAATATCTTTGATCCAAGTATTTACTGCATGTTTATTTTTAAAAGAATATGCAGCATTTAAGGCACCTTTAACATGCACTGCTTTTTTAAAAATCATAATAATATCCTTTAATATGAAATTAAACTGTGTCTTTTATAAAATTCTTAAACCACCTATAAAACATTAAAGGTAAGATATTAAGATCAGCAAAACCATACAACCCACAAGAGAAAAAATCATGGATTTCAATAACAAATGTTTTGGTATCTTCTATACCATTACATTCTAATGCATTAACACCAACATCAAGTGTGTATGTTATAGGTGCATCTGGTTTAAAAACACTTATCATCTCATGTATTTTTCTAATGTTTGGAAACAGTGTGAAGTCACCAGAGTAATTTTGTAAACCAACAAGTTTATTATTGTAAACAAAACACCTCCATTCACTATCAATATCTATTAAGTCGCTATATTGATAGACACCTTTATCTAATGTAATATTGTCATCATATATTATCATAGAAGGAAATTTCTTTATAGTATCATGACTTTTAATAAAACAGTTTTCTTTATAGTCATTCTCATCACCAACCCAAACTTTTCTATCAGCGAATGGATATAAACACTCAGGTATATTAATAGGTTTTGGTGTTTTATTATAATATTTTGTTAAGTAATCAGATACAAACTCTACTGATCCTACAGGGCAAGCATCTTTTATAAACTCTGGTGTTTCATCATTAGTATATATAATAATATCTTCTTTATCACCATAATACCAATTCCTGTAGTTTATAGATTCTTTAAGTGTGAAGCTAAAGTGATGGACAATTTCATTGTTTACTGTTTGTACTATGAATTTCATTTATTCTTGTCTCTGCTATTTTAAAGTATTTTTCATCTAATTCTATTCCAACAAAATTCCTATTAATATTTTTACAAGCTACACCTGTTGTTCCACTAAAAATTATACTCATATACTCTTTTTATCCATTTATAAAAATCATGTTCGCTCATCGTATGTTTTGCAAAATTACAATACTTACAACATGAAACGCTATTGTCGTTAGTATAGCCTTTGTTGTTATCAATCCTGTCAATACCATTACATATTAAAATGTAATCCGAAAGTCTTTTGCTTCTTTTACTTTCGTTTAATCTATCTTCAATTTCTTTTGAGTATTCTAACCCGCAATATTTACAATGGCTTTTAGATAAGGATTTGAAGGTATCAAAATCAATAATATCTATAAACCCCATTTTTCTATTTCGTCTTTTCAAATGGCTATACTGTACTTTTAATAAAGCAATTTCTCGGTCTTCATATAGCCCATACTGATTTCCGTTTCTTGCTAAAAAATCACGTTTTAGGCAACCGCAGCTTTTTGATTTTCTGCTTGATAAATTATCACCCACAACAACTTTCTCGTTTCCGCAGTCACACTTACACAACCATAAATGCTTATTTCTTTTATCTTTCCAAGCGTGTTTTACGACAAGCAAGTGCCAATATCTTATATTTGTTCTGTCTAAAAATCTTGGCATAGTAGCACTCCTTTAACCATTATCTATACTTGATTATAGGTTATCTCAGGAGTAAAGTTAAGGGTTAAAAGATGTTTTTCTAATCTATCTTTTCCCACTTGAAAATAATGCTCATCTTTTTCTATACCGATAAAACTTCTCTTGGTGTTAAGGCACGCTATTGCTGTCGTAAAGCTACCCATTGTAAAGTCTAAGACTGTTTCGCCTTCATTTGTATATGTTTTGATTAAATACTCCATTAGTTCAACAGGTTTTTGTGTTGGATGTAATGATTTACCTTTATCACCAAAACAACCTCTGAATTTTAATGTTTCATTTGGATAACCCATATCTACTGGTATTTGCCTGGTTGACTCAGTAGTCATACTTCCATAATTTTCTGCTTGATTTCTTTTTGTTGTTGCTGGCCTAATATTTTTTGGGTCTTTCTTTTGCAGTTGTGGATTATATGTGCATTGTTTATTATAAAAAAACACTAATGATCTCCTTCCTACGCATTGGCATCTTCTTGGCATTTAAGTGGTTAGTAGCTTTGTCTTTTTGCCATTGCCAGTCATATTTAAATTCATTTAGATTACTAATCCTTAACATACTACTGAATGGCTCAGAACCAAACAAAACGATAGCACCCCTTTGTTTAATAATCCGTTTCAATTGTTCCCACATTAAATCAATAGGAATTATACTATCCCATTTACATGCAGTTGTTCCGTATGGTGGATCTGTCAATACCATATCTATACTACCTGCTTTTATATCATTCATTTTCTCTAAACAATCACCTTGAATCAAGTCAATCTTTAACATTATACAAAATTCCTTAATTATACAAAACATCTCATCATATTGTTCTATCTCTTACTATATATAATATTATATTTCTTATTAGGAAAAGGTATCATTTTAGTTCCTCTAAGTTATAAACAATTTTAACACCAAGACTTTTAGCCACTTCTATTTCTTTTAATATTCCTGTAGACTTCTCCCAACCAGGAACAAGAAACATCATATCTGATACTTCCAGCCAAGTCAATGAATATTTATAAAACTGTTCCATATCTAATTCTTCATCCCATAGTTTAATAACAAAGTCTTTATCTGCCCAAGGGCTAAATGGTGCATAACCAAGAGCTACATACCATTCTCATTTCCCTATGTTTTTTAATATTTCAATTACATTACTGCCACTTCTACATACACTCTTTTCATCTTTGTTCTTCTTTTCATTCTGTTTTTGTTTAAAATATATTTTATCATCAATTACATTCATCTTATCAGTTTTGGATACTGTGACTTGAATAACCTTGAACTGGAAATAGATTTAGGAAATGAGTAATCCCCCCTGTCTAAGTATTAAAATAATAAATAGACAAGGAGGATGAGTGAATAACCCGTCACAGTATAATGAGTTTGAGGTTTCTAAGTAGTGATACTATTCACACAGAGAGTTATGTCTTACAAGGTAGCCGAGAAAAAGACTTGAAGATTATGTGTATTATAGAAAACCTTCTCCTCTCTGTATCCGGTCCTAAGACCCTACGGGGTTGTATTTTCATAGTTAATGAAAACTCTTGTATATCACTGACCTTGATTTCCCCTATATATAAATGGGTACTCCATTCAGTATCGCCTTTCACTTACACAGTGTAAGCTGCTCTCCTTTTCGGTAAAGGACATTTATGATGCAGTCGCTTTCTATTGAATCAAAGATTCATACACATAGCACATACATCAGGCAAACCATATATTGTTTTTATATCAAGACGACATCTCGCCTGGTTAAGTAACCAACCGGCTATAAAGTAGCCAACTGGTTATAGAGTAACCACCTTTATAAAGACTAATATAATACATATCTTTTATTTGTCAAGGGGTAATATAAAATTTATTTTATAAATTTCAGATTCCCGACGGTAAGATAAAAATAAATTTTATATTTAATTTACTGCTTATATTATAATGGGGTTAA